TCACTCAATCCCACTGGCGGCGGAAACATTGGCATAAAATAGTATCTCAAGGCTTAGCGGCTTTGGGCTAGAGTTGGGAGGTGCTATGAACACCTCCCTCCTCACCTTTTCATAGGAGGAAGAAAATGTTCTATACATATTTGTGGTTACGAGAAGATGGTTCCCCATACTATGTAGGAAAAGGCTTTAAAAAAAGGGCTTTCAGGAAACTCACTCACAGGTTTTCTCCACCACCAAAATCTAGAATAATCTTGCAGTATTGGCCTGATGAGGCCACTGCTTTCGCGTATGAGATGTACCTCATAGACTTCTGGGGACGAAAAGATCTTGGTGCCGGATGCTTGAAAAACCTCACTGATGGAGGAGAGGGAAATACGGGTAACAAGCCTTCTGCAGCTACCCTTCAAAAACTTAAAGATTCCCATTTAGGGCAAAAGGCATGGAATGTAGGAACAGCCAAAGGTATCTATAAAAGAGAAAGTTCTTGGGGAATTTCTTGGAGAGTGTGCCTGTGGTCTGAAGGCAAACTAAAACATTACGGAACGTTCCATATCAAAGCAGATGCTGAGGATCACTTGGCAGAATTGAGGAGGGGACATGCAAGGTCGTAATTCGCAGCTTGATGGTTCTCAAGAACTCGTTGCCATTCAACGCAGGGATTTTACCAGTGGAAACCTTTTTGCACGCATCATTGATGCAGTCAACGGGCTTGCCCAGAATATTGGTGCCGTGGCTGTGGGTAAACTCGACCCCCCACCTCCAATTGACACAATTCAAGTTCAGGGAACACAGGTTGGCAATGTACTCACTTGCCCCTCAGAGATCTTGCACTGGACTATGACTCACAATCAAGTGATCAACAAAGGTATTCGATACTTCAGTGAGATCTCAACTTCAAACAGTTTTAATCCATCGAACACTCATGTTGTGGACCATGGAACGTCTCGCACTGGGTTTCTAAGCTTGCCCACATTTTTGAGTGATGGAGCCACCAAGCAGACCTATTACTTGCGCTCGTACGCGCAATACCCAGGCTCAGATCCCCAGAAGCCTACAGTGCTAGGTGGTCTTGGAGCAGCAACCCAGATTCAAATGACTGGAAGCTCGGCAGCTACTCTGCTCAACTCCACTGGATCAGGTACAGGTACAGAGACTGGCACTCGTGGCCAAGGTTTGGGCGTTGTTCTTACACGCCCCGCGCCAACGACGAAGAGGTCACTGCTATGATTGTGTATAAAATAACAAACCTCTTCTATGGCACTTCTTACATTGGACAAACAGTTGAGACTCTTCAGTCGCGTTGGAGAGACCATATATCCAGTGCTGCAAGAGGATCTAGATATTATTTTCACAATGCAATCAGAAAATATGGCCCAGATGCTTTTTCTATAGAAGTTCTGCAAGAATGCAAATCACGGAAAGAGATGGATTTTGCAGAAAAATTTTACATTTCTACTTTGAATACAAAAGCTCCATTTGGTTACAACTTGACTGATGGCGGCGGTGGTATGAAAAACTACCATCACTCTGAAGAAACAAGGAAAAAAATAAGCAAATCTTTAGAGGGCAACACTCGTCAAGCTGGAAAGAGATCCGAAGAGTCTATCCAACGCATGCGCGTGGCTCAGCGTAAAGCCTGGGATGCCCGTGGTGAATGCTCTGAAGAAACTAGACGAAAGATCAGTTTATCCAAAATAGGAAAACCGGGCGGTACGCGGGGTATGAAACTTCCTCCTCGATCTGAAGAATTCAAAAGAAAAATCAGTGAGGCCAACAAAGGAAGAAAAGTCTCCAAAGAGACTAGGTTGAAAATGAGTGAGGCAGCAAAAAAAGTTTGGGAAAAGAGACTTACAAATGTCTGACGATATCCTTGTACGTTCTTATCATCCAAGCGATCTCGAAGAGATTAAGCGTATACATGAGCAGAACAAATTAGATTTTCAATTCCCCTCTCTGGACTCAGCAATGTTCCCAGCAAATAAAGTGTTGCTCATGAATGGGGAAGTAAAAGCCTCGTATGCCCTACGCATAGTCCTAGAGGCAAACCTTTGGATTGACAAGAGCAACTGGACTGACGCAGAAGGTAAATGGTCCACCATAAAGGCTCTAGACAGGGAAGCCACAGAGGCCGCTGCAGTGCAGGGGTTTGATGCAGTGCAGTGTTTTCTGCCTCCAAACTATGGGCGTTTTGGTCGCCGCATATGTAGTAAGGATGGGTTGGGGTTTTTTCCTGATCGTCCCGGTTGGCTGGGATATAGCAAATATATATAGGGGATAAATAATGAAAGAGAAAAGGAAAGCAGTTTGTCACCCTGAGAAAGATTATTGGGCCAATGGATTATGCCATGTTTGCTATCGAAGAGAATACCAAAAGTCCCCTAGGGGACAAGCCGCAAAGAAAAAGCATTATGAAAAGTTTAGGGAAGTAATCCTTACTACAAAAAGAGAAAAAAGGAGAAATGACCCTGAGTATAACAAGAGAAAACGACTCATACGCCTAAAGACTTCAAGAAAAGCCAAGTTAGAGGCTTTAACCCACTATGGGCCCAAAGGTGTACTGAGATGTTGCTGGAAGGGTTGCTTTATTGATGACATTGACATGCTCACACTTGACCACATAAAAGATGATGGGGCTGACCATAGACGAGCCTTAAAACATGGTGGAAGCAGCACAGATCTTTATAGCAAATGTCGTAGTGCCGGTTATCCAGGGGGTTTTCAAACTCTCTGTTGGAACCATCAATGGAAGAAGCAAATTCTTAGATGTACAAAAGAGCGAGAGGGAAGATATGCGAGTCATAACTAAAGCAGTATATCAGATGACAGAAAAAATTGGGGAGTACATCCTTATTGAAGAGCATACCTATCCCTATGAAGGGCCTGTGGCAGAATGCCTCCGTCAAGCTGCAGCACAAGCTGGGCAGGCCGCTTCCACGGCAGCCGGTGTAGGTGCCCAATTAGGAAACGAAGCCCAGGGGGAGCTAGGCACCCTCTCGCCATTCTACAGTCGTGAGATGCAGGCTGAGCACTCATTAGACCCTAATCAAATAAATGAAATGTTGACGGCAGCGGGTGCGGGTGCTGGGGCAACCACGGGTGCCATAGGAGCACAGATGCAGCGCCAAGCTGCTAACACAGGAAATGCTGCGGGTGCCACTAAGGGTTTACAGGAGTTGGCCCGTGATCGCATGAAGGCCAATGCAGGAACCTCAGAAGGTATCGCATCTCAGGATATCCTAGGGGCCCAGAAACTAAGACAAGAGGGAGCTCAGGGCGAACAAGGGCTGTACGGCTCCAACTTGAAGGCGCAACTGGATGCAATGGGTCAGGTTTCTGGAGACATCAATGCGCAGGTTAATGCAAATAAAACTGGATGGCTTCAGAATGCTGAAGGATTAGGTAAGACAGTGGCAAGCATCGCAGCTATGTAAGAGGAGACAACATGGATTTTTTACAAGGAATGCAGGATTGGAGAAACAAAGGTATTGATCCTAATGCTGATCCTAAAATGCAAGCTGCTCAGCGTCAGAAGAAAGACCAAGGTTTGGCCTCAGGTATGCCCGGTGATGAACAGTCACAGGAACCCATGCTTGACGTTTCTCACCCTCCATCTCAGTTGCAGTGGCAACCTTTGGGTCAGATGGCGTCCTACAACCAGGGGGGCCCCGTGGATAGCGATCAGATTGCTAAGGTTGACCAAGGTGAGCGCGTGCTCAATCCTCAGGAAGCTCAGGCGTACCATGCAGCAGCGGCAGGGCAGGCCCCGGATTCCATAATGGGACGTGTGGCTGCTAAGTTTCATGAGTTGTACAATCAAGGGAAAGCCCTGGTTGCCCCTTTGGACAACGAAGCCCAAGCTATGAAAGAAAAGCAGCAACAGATCAATGAAGTTGCTCCTGCCCCTGTCTCTGAGGTTCCCAAGATGAATTATGCTCCTGCCCCGTCTGACATGCTGCACCCGCGTATGAAATACGGGGATAAGCCCGGGGAGCAACGCCCTCAGCCCCCTGAGCAGTTGCCTTCTTACCAAGAAGGTGGAGAAGTGCCCAAGGATCAGGTGGCGAATCTAGATGCAGGAGAACATGTACTTGATCCCAAAGACGCTGCTTTATGGAAACAGGCAGAAGAGCAAGTGAAGCACGAATATAATGTAGGACCCAACGAGATGAAAGCCGAAGGTGTAGACACACCGACTATGAATCGTGAAGGGCAAACCGTGAGCTTTGGTGGAGAGAAGACTATCCCTAATCCCAAAGATATCAAGCCGATGTTGGACACAGATCAACCTGCGCCCACCTTGGATTACAAGGTGGATGACAAAGGTATGATGGCGGGAGGAGCCAAAATGAATATTGACAATGCTCCTATTAACAGGCAGGTTCATCAATTCCCTTCTGGGGTTCCTATGAGTATTGAAAACACTCCTATATCGGAACCTGGGGATATTGGTATGGTTGATCCCAAAGCCCAAGCTGCGGCTGCTCAGATGCAGGAGATTTCTGCTAAAACACCAGTGATTGAAAAGCCGTTAGCCAATGGTACAACGGATCAACCTGGGGGCACCGCTGGGTACACTCCTCAGATGGGAAAACCCAACTCTATGATGGGTGCAGGGGAGCAGCCGGGGGCTCTGGAAGCTGCAATGCAGAAGCAGCGCGGTGGAGTTGCTCAGCCTGAAACTGAGCAAGAAAAGCAAATCAAAGAAGATCTGAAAGTTAATAATGAAGATCTCTACGAAGCTATGAAGAGCGGCAAC